GATTATAAATTTGTACCATACTCAACTATGGGCATTATGGCTAAAGAATTAGAAATGCAACAGATGGTTAGTTTGTTACAATCTATTCCTAAAGACTCTTCGGCTTTTGATATAATACTTATTTCAGTATTTCAAAACTCTAGTATGCACAATAGAGACCAAATTATTAATGCTCTTATGCAAGAATCACAGCCTAATCCACAAGATGAACAGATGGAACAGATGGGCAAAGAGTTACAATTACAACAACTGCAAGCAGAAGTTCAGAAAACTATGGCAGAAGCTCAAGAAGAGCAGACTAAAGCTATGAAAAATGCTGCAGAAGCAGGAGCAGCACAGCCAAATGAACTTATGATACAAGAGAAGTTTATTAAATTACAGAAAGAATTAGCTGCAATAGACAAACTAAGAGCAGATACAGAAAACAAACAAAGCGAAACTTTAAGGAATATACCAGAAGTAGAGCACTTGCAATCTGAGACATTATTAAATATAGCTACAGCACAAGAAAAGTTACAAGGATAATATATGGCTAAGACAGCAGCGTGGCAACGTAAAGAAGGTAAGAATCCTAAAGGTGGATTAAACGCTAAAGGAAGAGCTTCTTATAATGCACAAACTGGAGGCAATCTAAAAGCACCACAAGGAAGCGGAACAGATAGTAGACGTGTATCCTTTGCTTGTAGATTTGCAGGTATGGCAGGACCTATGATAGATGCTAAAGGTAAACCTACTCGTAAAGCATTAGCATTAAAGAAATGGGGCTTTAGCTCTGAAGCAGCAGCTAGAAATTTTTGTAATACACATAAAAAATCATAATGGCTAAACGAGGACTATACGCAAACATTAATGCTAGAAAAAAGAAAGGTATTAGTAGAAGTAAAAAGAAATCCACTATTACAAAAAAGGCTTATGCTAATATGAAAAGTGGCTTTAAGAAAAAATAATGGCAAAAGAAGACGAAGAATTTTATAGAGATAGAATCGAACTATTAGAAACTGAAGGATGGGCAGACCTTATAGATGAATTAAAGGTTATGGCTGAGGCAGTTAAACGATTAGACTCTATTGATAATGAAAAAGACTTATGGTTCGCCAGAGGTCAGTTGTCAATTCTAAGACAAATGATTGTTTTAGAAGACGCAACAAAAGCAGCGATGACAGAACTAGATAACTAGCGTCATCTTTTTACAACTTCATAACCCTACGGGGCGGAGAACAATGATATGAGCAATATAGTAGTAGACCCTGCAGAACAATCTGCGGATGTAGAAGTAGAAAACACAGTAGAACCAGATGAAACCCTAAGTATGGGAGAAGCAGAAACAGAAGAACCTGCTTTTCAAGTACCGGACAAATTCTCTGGTAAGAGTGTAGAAGATATAGTTAAGAGTTATCAGAACTTAGAACAAGAACTTGGTCGTAAAAGCCAAGAGATTGGAGAGTTAAGACAACTATCTGACTCCTTCCTTCAAGCTGAAATATCTCGCAATGGTCCACAGACAAGTCACGATACAGAAAACTCAAACCTAGAAACAGAAGAAGATTTTTATGATGACCCCAGTAAAGCGGTTAATTCATTAATAGAAAAACATCCTAAGTTTCAAGAATTCCAACAGTTCCAAGCTCAACAGAATCAAGAGTCGAGTAAAGCACAGTTGGAGAATACTCATCCTGATTATGTAGACATTATACAAGATACAGAATTTCAAGATTGGGTACAATCTAGTAAATTTAGAACTAATTTATTTAGAGAAGCTGACCAATATAATTACGAAGCAGCAGATGAATTATTGACGCACTGGAAAGAGCGTTCAACAATAGACAAAACTGCGGAAGTAAAAGAAAAACAAGCAGCTTCAAGAAAGAAAGCTCTAAAAACTAGCAAGTCCGAATCAAGAGGTTCTTCAGAATCTACAGCAGGTAAGAAAACATATCGTAGGGCAGACTTAATACGTCTAAAAGCAACAGACCCAAATAGATATGCTGACTTAGCTGACGAAATATATGCTGCCTACGCTGAAGGAAGAGTAAAATAATTTGATTATACTATAACACAGGAGTAATATTATGGCTACAGGTGTCATCGGCACTAACCATCAAACGGTTACTACAGGTGCGAACTTCATCCCAGAAATCTGGTCAGATGAAACTATCGCAGCGTACAAATCGAACTTGGTGGTAGCTCCCCTAGTTACTCGCTTGAATCATAAAGGTAAAAAAGGTGATACTATTCACATTCCAACGCCGACTCGTGGTTCTGCGACTTCTAAGGCAGCAAATACAAAAGTAAAAATTCAGGGCGATACTCACGGTACTACCAATCTTTCGATTGATAAGCACTATGAATACTCTGTATTAATTGAAGATATCACAGAAGTTCAAGCATTGAGCTCTCTCAGAAAGTTCTACACTGACGATGCGGGCTATGCTCTTGCTAAGCAGGTGGACACTGACCTACTAAACCTTACTGAAGGTTTACAGGGCGGTACAGTAGGTGGTGCAGCAGCAGCATCTTGGGAGAAAGCATACATTGGTTCAACTGGTGCATCTTTCTACACAGGTAACTCTTCTAACGCAGCAGACATTACAGATGCAGGAATCAGAGCATTGCTACTGAAACTTGACGATGCGGATGTACCAATGGACAATCGTTCATTAATCATTCCACCAATCTGTGCTAATGATTTGCTAGGCATTAACAGATTCACTGAGCAACAGTTCATTGGTTCTGGCGATGCTATCCGTACTGGTAAGATTGGACAAATCTACGGTGTAGACGTGTACATTTCATCTAACTGCCCTACAGCAGCAGGTAACTCTGATACTGATAGAGTAGGTGTATTACTACACAAAGATGCAATTGCTCTAGCTGAACAGGTTGGTGTTCGTTCACAAACTCAGTACAAGCAAGAGTACCTCGGAGACTTGTTTACTTCGGACACTATTTATGGTGTTGGAGAAATGAGGAATAACGCAGGTGTTGCGTTTGTAGTTCCGGGCTCATAAGTTAATTGAGCAGTAGCCCTTTCTTACGAGAGGGTTACACTAAATTAATTAGGAGTAAGTATGCCTTTTTATGATTTTGAATGTAAGAACAAACATACTACAGAGATGTTAGTATCTTACAATAAAAGAGAAGAGACTCAGATTTGTGAAGAATGTGGAGAACCTGCTCATTATAAATTAAGTTTTTGTACTAATTTTCAATACGGTAGCAACTATAGTTCTTTTGCTGCTGATACTCATAAATGGAATATGAGAGAACAAAAAAGAAAGTCAATGACAGAAAGTCAACGTAATCAATCTTACACAGGATAATATGGCTTATAGTATATTAGATAACACTGCAGACAACCTTGAACTATCTTCGTTTAAGGAAAAGATTCGTCTATTGTATAATGACATACTAGAAAAAGTATACAAAAGAGAAAATCCTGGGGCTACTCCAGAAGAGTGTGCAGCATATGTAGAAGAAAACGGACTTAAGTTTCCAGACGAGCCTGTAGACACGCAGGAAATAGATGAAGAAATAGACCAGTTAATGAATATGCTAGACACTATGACTCCTACAGAAGAGCTAGAATTAGCTTCTGAGTTAGATATGGAGAACAAACCTAAAGAATATAAAGGAGAAGAACTTAAATCCAAGAATCACGAAAAAGGAATTAAGGCTGAAATGAAATACATTGACGACAAAATGGGAGGATTGTTCAGTGTTAAGAAAGACCAAAGAAAAAGAACAGCTACTAAAGCACCTCAGATTTCTACCGGCTCAAGTATTAAAAGAAATACTGCCGATGCTCACCAAGTAGAGTTCGCTCCTCTCGTTGAAGTATTTAAAGAAGAATTAAAAAGTCTAGCAGACAGGCAAAGACTAGGACGTAAGAAACAATTTGGTAGACTCTAATGGCTAAGATTAAAGGGAGAATAGGTAATCGTGGTAAGATTAGACCCTTAGTCCGTAAGAGACCGGAAAAACGTGGACCTCATTGGTCAATTACAAAACGAGAAGCTGTTAATCGCAGAAGAAGAGTTATAGATGATGTTTGGCTGACAGAAACAATTAGTATAACTGATGAAATACTTGTTTCATACAGTAGATATTTTGATGAAACAGTTTCAATGGCTGATGCTGTTGCTTTAGGTAACGATAAATTATTATTATCAAGCACAGTAGTAGAAACAGATGATGTAGTAAAACACGCACAGCCTAGCAATACAGATTCAATGACTATTTCTGATAGTGTTGGAATGGATTTGCAGAGTTTAAATACTCAGTTTAACAACTTTAATTTTAACTTTGCATTATTTAATGGTGTTGGATATGACCAAGAGTTTGTTACAGACTCAGTAACAATGTCTGATTCAGTTTCACTAAATGCTTCTACAGCACAAAGCGAATCTGTAAGTGTAAGTGATAGTGTTGGTTTCTCATTTGTAGTATCTAGTGTATTCAATGCGAACCCAGTTAATTTATCTCAATTTAATGAATAGGAGTAAAAATGTTAAACGAAAACTTTAAAGTTACTGGACAAGTAACTATCCAGAAGAACGGAGAAGTTGTTAGAGATATACCTAACACTATCGTTACTGCTGGAAAAAACGATATAGCAAGTCTAATTACTGGAGCAGGTTCAGTTATGACTCATATGGCTGTAGGTACTGGCACTAATGCTGTAGCAGCAGGTGATACTACGCTACAAACAGAAACAGATAGAAATGCTCTATCAACATCTGGTGGTTCTCCAAGCACAAATACAGTTAGTTATGTAGCAGTATGGAACGCAGGAGATGGTACTGGTTCATTAACAGAAGCAGGTTTATTTTCAGCTTCATCTAGCGGTACTATGTTGGCTAGAACAGTTTTTAGTGCGGTTAATAAAGGTGCGAGTGATGTACTAACAATCACTTGGACTATCACAGTTTCTTAAGGGGGTTAAAAAATGCCTGTAATTTATTCTAATAATGCCTCAACAACGCTAAGTGCAGGCATTAATAATTCAACAACAACAATTAGTATAGCAAGTGCTACTGGTTTTCCTACTATAGGAACTGACGAATACTACTTTGCTACAATTGCAAATACTAATAACACTAAGATTGAAGTAGTTAAAGTAACAGCAGGAACTACATCACTTACAGTAACAAGGGCGCAAGATGGTACAACAGCACAAGCCTTTGACTCTGGTGACAACTTTCAATTGCGTGTTACAGCAGCTACTTTAGAAGCAGCTACTAAGACAGATGTTAATATTGATGGTGGTAGTATTGCTACAGCAGCTATTGATGATGATGCTATAACAGCAGCTAAACTAGCTAACTCTATTAACACCGATATTGCCACAGGCGTTACAGCTAATACAACTGCTAATGCAGCCTTACCTAAGTCTGGTGGTGCTATGACAGGTGCTATAACTTCTGCGGGTGACTTAAGTTTTGATGTGGCTTCAGACATTGTTCTTGATGCTGATGGTGGAAAGATTAAGTTTAGAGATGCGGGTTCTGACATTGGATATTTAGAAAACAGTTCAGGCGATTTACTTATTAAATCTATTACTGACGATAAGGATATAAAGATACAAGGTAAAGATGGTGGTTCGTTTATAACTGCGTGTACATTCGATATGTCAAATGCGGGTGCAGCTACTTTTAATAGTTATGTAGATTTGGGAACTAACAATATATATACAGGTGATAATGGTAAAGCTGTCTTTGGTTCAAACGAAGATTTAAAAATTTATCACGATGGTAGTAATAGTTATATTACAGAAGTCGGAACTGGAAATTTAGACATTACATCAAATGGTGCTAATGTATCTATTATGGGAAAAGCAGGTGAGAATTCTATAATAGCAACTGGTGATGGTACTGTAGAACTTTATTACGATAACTCTAAGAAATTGGAAACAACTTCAAGCGGTGTTTCAGTAACAGGTGATGTTTTTGCTACAGGAGCGTTTGGTAAAGACTCAACAGATAAGATTCAATTTTCTGATAATACAAATATAAACTTTGTTGTAAATGGTAACGATGAAATGCGACTTGAAGCTGATGGTGATTTGCACGTTGATGGTGATGTTATTGCTTAC